TGGGCATTGTCTTAAGGGAGGAGGTAAAAGATGAGCTGGAGATTTTGAGTATGACTCCAGTGATCGAACATGCTGTGTGGATGCCAACAGCTTCGGATATTGCTTTTCCGAAGTTCTACGGCATCACGCACAGCATATAGGTCAGCCCGGTGGTGTGCAGAGGACATAGCAAGGTTGAGTTGTATGGCTATTATTTGTCGGTCATCGTTGCTCACCAATTGCCTATTGTCATCACACCACTGGGCTCAACTAGTCGCGGCATAGGTCGCACCTTTACTGTGCTCCCCGGGCTTTCGCCCGGTGAGAGCAAAGTCTTGGGGTTTCAGCATTGTTACACAGTGTACAACAATTCACTTGTGAACCTGCTTGAAGCTTTGTGCACCAGAGTGTTCCTCGTCAAGGGCATTGCGCCTCCCCAGCCCCCTGAGGAGGATGCGTTCGAGGACCTCGTTATATTGCGGCAACGCCTCGAGTCTCTTTTAGGGAGACGATCACCCCTCCAGTATCAAGACTGGATTGACAAGGCCCCCGCGCATCGGCGCCCATTTTATCGAATCGCTTACAACACGTTGGTCGAGACCGGAATTACCGACAAGTCATGGAAGGTCAAGTTCTTCGTGAAGGGAAGTCGTGAGTTTTGCTCCGACTTGAAGCGATGTAGGTTCATTGGGCCGCTGGAGGGAGAGGCGATCTTGGAGAAAGGGATTTATTCTAAAGCCATTGAGGAATCCTATTTTGATCGCCCCTCCGTCTATATTGCTATTGACATGATGTGGATGGAGGAAATGGGTGTACAAGCTAGTGTGTGCACCAAGGGCCTCACCACGAAAGAGGTGGGCAAGCTCGTTTCCGACAAGTGGTCTATGTTTGATGACCCTGTCGGTATCGGTTTGGATTGCGAGTCCTTTTCGCAATCTACCGGTAAGGATGCTTTGAATTTTGTGTATGGGCTCATCAATTCGTTGATTCCTGAGTCGCGTGGTGCTTACCAAATTAGAGAGATATTTGGTTCTACGCTGATTAAGGACGACGAGGGCAGGTTGCACAAGGTTGAGGCTGAGCTGCCCATAATGCTCATGGATGGTACCCCAGACACGGCTCTGACGGCACACATCATTGTGAACTTGATTGCGATATTCGTCTTTCGCAATTTCGGGATCAGGGTAGAGCCGTTGGATTGTGGCGATGATTTTGCTTTTATTTGTGAACGGTGTGATGTTCCTTGTTTTGAGCTTATCAGAGTTGCATTTGCCAGGTTTGGCTATCGTGTGAAGTTGGAACACATTGCGCACTACATGCATGATTTTCTGTTTTGCAAAGCACAACCATTTACAGGTAGGGATTATGTTATGATGATCCGAGATAAGGAGTGTCTTCGAAAAGACTGCCTGTTTATGTGTCAGCTTAGTGAAATATCAGATCGCATGTTCGCCACCGGTATCGGGGGCGCCAGCTTGAATTTTGGAGTGCCAGTGTACCACAACTTCTACAGATGTCTAGTGCGCTTAAGTGGTAAAAGCGCTTTGAAAAGCAAACACCTTGCTTCGCTATATGTTACGAATTACAGCGCGTATGAGGCGTTAATCCGGGCCGATATCGGGTATGACGCCACTCGCGCTGTTGAGTACACTGTCGGCGAGCGAGTTCAATTTGCTATGACTACTGGCATCAGTCCAAGTGAGCAGGTTTATTTGGAGGATTTGTACGACAGTGCAAATGACCTTAGTGACATTAATACGGTCTGGCGGACATGCAGTTTCAGTGACGGCCCTGAGGCCTTCAAACATGGATTTTAACTGGTCGACTTGTCTACTGCCACCTCAACATGCGCATTTCGACGTGCGAACGGGGTTTCCAAGGTTAAACCACCCAAAACGGTGCCTATGGCTTAATATTTCCGTACTAAGAGAAATCGGAATGTCGACAGACTGCACGGGTGACCCTCAAGTAGGGCCTGGAGATGTACAG